GGGATGTCGTCATGCCCGGCGCATTCCGGGCCTCGCTGGCGCGGCGCGGCGCGTCCAATATCCGGATGCTGTTCCAGCACGACCCGGCCCAGCCGATCGGCGCGTGGGAGGCCGTCCGCGAGGATGCGCTGGGACTCCATGTCCGCGGGCGGCTGACGCTCGATGTCGCCCGCGCCCGCGAGATCCTGGCGCTGATGCGCGAGAGGGCGCTCGACGGCCTCTCGATCGGCTTCCGCGCCCGCAAGGCCGTCCGCGACGCCCGGACCGGCCAGCGCCGCCTTTACGAGATAGACCTTTGGGAAATCTCCATCGTCACTTTCCCCATGCTGCCCGGCGCGCGTGTGAGCGCGGTAAAAACCGGCGCGGCATGTCCTCCCGCCCGGCCGCAAAACGCGCTCGCCTCTCCCTCCCAGGCTCAGAGCGTGACGCTTCGCGGCTCCCCCGGCTCACCGCCAACCGCGCATTCCCCGTCGCGGCGCGAAGCCCGGCCGGGCGGGATCACCTAGATCACGATGATTTTGGATTGAATCAATCCAAAATCATGAACAGTGATCGATTCCAATAGTTTAGAACGGGATGACGAGCGGAAAACCGCATACACTTTTCCTCATCCCGCTCTCTCGGCTAGCGGTCGCGCTTAGCCAAACCACCAGCCTTCATCAACCAATGAGGATGAAATGACAGACTACAATGCTCCCGCAGAGTGGGAGAACAAGGCCGCGCGGCCGGCTGCTTTGGATATCGGCGACGCTCAGGACGCCTTCCTGCACGCTTTCGAGGCATTCAAGGAGACCAATGACGAGCGCCTGTCGCAGATCGAGCGCCGCATGTCCGCCGATGTGGTGACAACGGACAAGCTCGACCGCATCAACCGCGCGCTCGACGACTATAAGGCGACGGTCGATCAGCTCGTCCTAAAGGCGTCGCGCCCGCAGCGCGGCGGCGGCGCTCTCCGGAGCGGCGCGGCGGCCGAGCATAAGAGCGCCTTCGAGGGCTATATGCGCCGTGGCGAGGCGCACAATCTGCGCCGTCTGGAGGAGAAGGCTCTTTCGGCGGGCTCCGACGCCGATGGCGGCTATCTGGTGCCCGAGGAGGTCGAGGCAGGCGTCATGCGCGCCCTGCGCGAGGCTTCGCCGATCCGCGCGATCTCCGGCGTCCGCCAGGTCTCCGGCAACACCTACAAGAAGCCCTTCGCAATCACTGGCGCGGCCACGGGCTGGGTCGCCGAGACCGGCGCGCGGGCGCAGACCAACTCGCCGACGCTCGCCGAGCTCGCCTTCCCGACCATGGAACTCTACGCCATGCCGGCGGCGACGCAGACGCTGCTTGAGGATGCCGCCGTCAATATCGACGAGTGGGTCGCGGATGAGGTGCGCATCGCCTTCGCCGAGCAGGAGAACGCCGCCTTCATCTCCGGCGACGGCGTCAACAAGCCCAAGGGTTTCCTCGATTACGCCAAGGTCGCCGAGGCGAGCTGGACATGGGACAAGATCGGCTATCTGACGACCGGCGTCGCGGGCGATTTCCCGGCCAGCGATCCGGCGGATACGCTGATCGACCTCGTCTACACGCTGAAAGCTCCCTACCGCGCCAATGCCCATTGGGTCATGAACCGTTCGACCCAGGCCGGGATCCGCAAGATCAAGGACGGTGACGGCAACTACATCTGGCGTCCTGGCGAGCAGGCGGGGCAGGGCGCGACGCTCATGACCTTCCCCATCGCCGAGACCGAGGATATGCCCACCATCGACGATGACAGCTACTCGATCGCATTCGGCGATTTCGGGCGCGGCTATCTGGTCGTCGACCGCATCGGCATCCGCATCCTGCGCGACCCCTTCTCCGCCAAGCCCTATGTGCTGTTCTATACGACCAAGCGCGTCGGCGGCGGCGTTCAGGACTTCAACGCGATCAAGCTGCTGAAGTTCGGCACGGCGTAAGATTGACGCCGCCGGAATTGGCGGACGGCTCGCTTGCCTCGGTAGCCTCACCTATGCAAACGGGCCACATCCGCCTTACTTTCGCTGAAATTCAAAAACAGCGAATCGGATGAATGCCGCAGCCAGCGGGGCCGCCCGTCCGAAGATATTCTCTTCGCCGCATATGGTAGCGCTTTGATTACGCAACTATAACCTTATGGTTATGTTGGCGAAATAGACGTGGGCGGACTTTGCCTCCATGCGAGCCGATGGCCGCCAATACGCAAAATCCCGAAGCTAGGCTTTCCGGCTCTTTTTTGATTTGGCTATTGGCAGGCGGCGATGATGTTCACATCTAACAGCCATGGAATAGCGCTGCCCCCCAGCGCGAAGGCCCATAAGGGCCTAGAGGCCGCGATGCCCTCCCCCATCGCGGCCTCATTCATGTCCAGCGACATACCTGCCTTGTCGGCGGCCCAGCCATTCAAGCCTTTCGAGGTCTCCCAATGCCCCTGATCCTGACATCCGGCCCGGCGGCCGAGCCGATCTCGCTCGACGACGCCAAGCTTCATTGCCGTGTCGATGGCGATGCGGAAGACCTGCTTATCGCGAGCCTCATTCTGGCCGCGCGTCTTCACATCGAGCGCTCGCTCGACCTGGCGCTCGTCAACCAGAGCTGGTCGCTCTATCTCGACCGCTGGCCGGATGCGCCTTATGTCGAGTTGCCGCTCGCGCCGCTGAGCGCTATCGACGCGGTCCGGCTTTACAGCCCGTTGGGCACCTTCGTGACGCTCGATCCGGGGCTGTTCGTCACGGACACGGCGTCGCGCCGCCCACGTCTGGCCCGGAACGACGGCCAAGCTTGGCCCGCGCCCGGCCGCGCGGTCAACGGCATCGAGATCGCGTTCACGGCCGGTTACGGCGAGACGGGGGATGACGTTCCCATGCCGCTGCGCCTGGCGGTCAGGATGCTGGTCGCCCATTGGTACGAAGCGCGCGAGCCCGTGCTTCTCGGCGACAAGGCCGATCCCGTGCCCGAGACGGTCGCCAGCCTCATCGCGCCTTACCGGAGCGTCAAGCTGTGAGCGCGCGGATCGGAAAGTTGCGGCATCGGCTGACCATCGAGCAGCCGGTGCGCGCCGAGGACGGGGGCGGCGGGTCGGCGACGTCCTGGGCCGCCTTGGGCGAAGTCTGGGGCGCGGTCGAGGCGGCAACGGGCGACGAGCGCATCGGGGCCGACCGCGTGACGGGTCACGCCGCCTGCACGATCAACATCCGCTATCGCGCCGATGTGACACCCTCCATGCGGTTCCGCCGCGGGACGGAGCTGTTTCATATCCTAGCGGCTCTCGACAAGGACGGACGGCGCCGGCTGCTCACCTGCCAATGCGAGCGCCGCGACCTATGAAATTCGCCAGCCGCCTTGAAGGACTTGACGTTTTCCGCTCCGCCCTGGCGCGGATCGCCGATGAGGACGAGCTGTCGCGGCATCTGGAAGCCTCGGCGCGGGAGGTCGAGGAGGCCGCGCGGGCCAATCTCGACGATGGCCGCCCGCCGGAGAGCCGCAGCGGAGCGCTCGCCGCCTCGCTTGCCGTTTCGCTCGCGAGCGACGGCAAGAGCGCCAGCGTCGGCACCCCGCTCGACTATGGCTGGCATCTCGAATTCGGCGCCTTGGCGCGCCCCGCCGAGCCTTGGCTGTCGCCCGCGCTCGACGGCAAGCGGCCCGGCATCCTCGCCCGGCTGAGAAACTGGCTCTCGGGCGCAAGCAGATAGCTCAGCGCTTCTCCACCGCACACCGGAGACCGTCATGACCAATCCCGGCTGGGACTTGCAGAAAGCCGCCCATGCGGCGCTCGTAGCGGATAGCGCGCTTGTATCGCTGCTCTCCGGCGCGCATATCTACGACCATGTGCCCCAGAACGCGGCTTTCCCCTTCGTGGTCGTCGACCAGATGCAGATCCGCGACTGGAGCACCGGCACGGAGAAGGGTGCCGAGCATGTGCTGATGCTGCATGTCTGGTCCCGCTATGAGGGCAAGCGCGAAGCTTACGAGATCGCCGACGCCATCCGCGAGCGGCTCGACGACGCCGAGCTGACGCTGGATGGCAACCGGCTGATCAACCTCACGCACCAGTTTTCCGACCTGAAGCGCGACCCTGACGGCGAGACTTACCACGGCGTGATGCGGTTTCGCGCCGTCACCGAACCCATCGCCTAGTACCCAGAATCACTGATCCGCGAAGCAGGGCTTGAGGCGCTTGTGATGCACCTGGGATTTGGTCCACAC